AGCATAGACGGTGTATACGACACGTATGAATACATTAGGGGCAATGGTAAATTTAGTGTAATAGAAGAAAACATCGAAGTGTTTAAGAGCTTTCCTAATGTAAGTCGTGTAGTTGGTGCATTTACTGTACAAGCAAATAACATTATGCAGATAGACAAAGTTATTGACCACTTTATTAACAAAATGGGGATTATATTTTACTCGCACAGAGTAAACTATCCTATGAGTCTAAGTGCGCAAGTGTTGCCGCCTGAACTGAAGACAAAAGTAATAGCACGTTTAGAACAAATGAAAACAGAAGTATTAGAATACCCAATGGTTAAACAGCATAAACTATTAGAAACTGTAACACTACAACAGATACAAGATAATATTAACTTCTTACAAGCAAAGTGCATGCATGAAACACATTGGCAAGACTGTATAGAGTTTAACAAGCGTTTAGATGAGACTCGCGGACAAGACTTCCTTGCATCTAATCCAGAGTTTGCTCCATATGTATAAAGTTATAAGTAAGTGGCCGCATCAAGATAGTATACGGGTTGAGTGGAATATGGGTAAACGCTGTAATTTAGATTGTGGATATTGTCCTGCTGAAATTCATGATAACTTTAGCCCACACACTCCTTTGCAAACATTTAAAGATGCAATAGACAAGTTAGTAGAAATAGGCAAACCTATAAGACTTAGTTTTACAGGCGGTGAGCCTTGTGTGCATCCTAAGATCAAAGAAATATTAGCATACGCCCGAGATAAAGTTGAATGGATTAATGTAACAACAAATGGAACATTGCCTTATACCTTTTATGAAAGTTTGCCAGTAAATCATTATGTATTCAGTATACACTTTGATAACGAAGTAGTCGATAAAGTAATTAGTAATGTCTTAATTTGGGCTCAAGGAAACGAAACTGACGAATTGCCTTTTCAACTTAACATAATGGCACACCATGAATATATGGCCAAGGTAAGATCTGCTACTTCGGTATTTGATGGTCACAGTATTCCGTATGTGATTAGACGTATACGTTGGACAGAAGCCGATAATAGAGATTGGTTTGATGACATGCGTTATGATCCAAAAGATTTAGAGTGGATACTTAATAAAGCATCAACAGTAAAGCCTAATGTTATCATTGATGACACGGAAGAAATACATGCTAATGATGTCATTAAGCACAAACTAAATCAGTTCGAAGGCTGGAAATGTAATGCAGGTATTGAAAGTTTAATGATCAACTGGGACGGCGAAGTTCATCGTGCTACTTGTAGAGTAGGCGGAAGTTTGGGTAATATATACAACGGAACTTTTGAACATCCTAGTCAAGCTATAGTATGTACACGCAAATGGTGTACATGTGCAGCAGATATCCCACTAACTAAGGTAGCAGAATGATTAAAACAACTGCCATTAACTTGCCTAATCCTGAAAAGATGATGATAACATGGGACACAGGAAGACGGTGTAACTATGATTGCACATACTGTGAAATTTCTAGGCACGATACATATAGCTCTTATCATTCTTACGAAGAGTTATTTAAAACCTTTGAATTTATTAAAGAATATACTAAAATATATAACACTGCCGGACAGGAAGTAAATATTGACTTTACTGGGGGTGAGCCTACTGCTAATCCTGCACTTTGGAAATTAGCAAAACACATTAGCGACAACGAACCTAACTTTAGTTGCGGCTTAACAACTAATGGAGTATGGAACCCAAGGCGGACTGAAGAAATTTTAGATCTGTTTCACGGACTAACTGTTAGTTACCATCCAGAAGGCAATGAAAAGTCTAAAGCTCATGTTTTAGAAAATATAAAACGACTAGGCGAATCTAGAATTTGGTTACAGGTTAATGTAATGATGCATGTTGACTACTTTGAAGAAGTACAAGGTGTATGTTACTTACTAAAAGATTTAGGAATTAAACACAAGCCAATACCAATAGGCGACGGGGCCATTGAGCGTAGTGGCTGGTTTAAAGATACTGACGGATCAATGCGTAGAACCAGTCATAGTTACAGCGAAGAACAACAAGAATGGTTTTTTGATTATATCGGACAACCAAAACCTGTAAAGTCTAAAAGCGAAGGATCAGCTGTTGGACGAGGGTGTTGCGGCGGAAGGTGCATGGAAGGTAAAGTTGACAATGAATGGGTTCCAATAACTCATGTCGACAATCATTTCAAAGGTTGGCATTGTTCAGTAAACCGTTATTTTATGCATATTGATCAACATTTAAAATTAGTGTATCATCATCAAACTTGCCAAGCATTACACGGAGGCAAACGTGGACCACTAGGCAGTTTAACAGAGCCTCATAAAATACTAGAGTATGCTAGAACTGCCGTATCCAGCGGTCCTATTATATGTCCAAACGATCGTTGTGGATGTGGAATGTGTGTACCAAAAGCAAAAGAACTGAATGATTATAACTCAATAACTGCATTAAACATTTAGTTTTCGTTTATTGCATACTATTTCTTTAATCATAGTAAATGAGCTAGTTCTGGAAAAACTGTTGCTGCACTTAATCCTCGTATTGCGTCTAGCTTATTTGTATACTCTTTAAACCCAGGCAACATATGACTATTATCTGCTGCGTTCATGTGATTCATTACAGCTTCCCAACGATTCCATCCATAAGGATTATGTTTCCAAAAGTCGTCATCTTGTCTATAGTTTTTCCATAACCAATCTTTAAAGTCCATAAAGCGTTCTTTAACTTCTTGCTTGTCGTGTTCTGGTAGTATTTGTATACTAAGGAAAGTCGGAATATACAGCAAGTGCATGTTAACTAAGCCTCCGCCCATTTGTACGCCGCCTGGCATTGTTCCGTTGTTTAGTTTTTTAAATCCGCTTTCTAGTTTCCACTTCATAAAGTCGGGCAAGTGCTTTACATTGAATATTTGTATTGCTGTTGCCAAACTTGTTTGTATGTTGTCGGGTGTATTGTCTAGCATATGTAAAGTCTTTTCTACAGTATCCCAGTTAGTAGGATAGCGAATGTATTCATCACGTCCGTGACTTGCATCCATACTTACAGCAAACTTAACCTTTTTAAACTTTGACCACATCTCAATTAAGTCTTCGTCTACAAGCAAGCCATTTGAGTTGTAACGCAATAGTATTTTATCTTGATATCCTTGACGAAGTATTTCTTCAATAAACATTTTGTGTTCTTTAATCATTAGAGGTTCGCCTCCAGCAAAGTACACTTGTCTTAGGTTAGGAATTTGAGCATTCATTTCTTCCCAGAATGAATCTTTCTCGTGCCATTTGTTATTAAAGTCTTTACGATCCCATTGCATTTGTCTTTTAACTTCAGGATCTTGTATCACAGGAATAAGTTTTTTATGGTCCGCAACCCACCTACTTGAATCATGTGGGCTACACATTACACACTTAATGTTGCATGTATGTCCTAATCTTAGATCCAAATATTTTAAATCTTCTGGTACTGTGCCGTCTTCTTTTGTTTGACGAATAAGTTCAGGAATATCTACACCATTATCGTCTTGATGCCAGGTGCCTGTTTCCCAAATACGTTTGCTTACAATACCTTGACTTTCTTCTTTAAAACATTTTGTGCAACTTGCAGGAATTTCTCCGTTAAGCATAGTAGTACGCACACTTTTCATGTAGTCGTTATTCCATGCCTCCATGGGAGTCTCTCTACCAAAGTTTGCTGGCTTTCCATTTTCCATTTTAACAAGACCGACTGTGTGATCGCCGCCTGCTCCGCTTGCGTTAGACGAACAACATAAGCGCATATCACCGTTAGGCCTAGTAGCAAAGTGTATCCACGGTAGCACACAAAATGTTTCGGTACCACTTACTTTTGCTATTTCAGCTTGATATTTTTCTAAGTCAGACATTATTTTATTCCTTACTCATAGTTCAGTGTGCTCTATAAACTGATCTTTTGGTTTACTAAGTTTATTTACTCCGCAAGTCCTGGCACATGTAATTAACTTTTCTATACCCCAATACTTGTCCCATACTGTTTGCCAAGCATCGGAATCTATTACTGATTGCACAGTATGCTCTAATGCATTTGTATTTCCTAAATCTTTTATTAAGTCAGCGTACTGTTGTTCAATTTCTAATCTAATAGTTTTTGTAGTATCGTTTGTAGCAGCATAGTTATAAGGAATACTTGCTAAAAAACAACAGGGCATAATCTTCTTATAAGCATCTATATAAATTTCTTTTGTTTGGGCTACATAACAATCAATTTCACTTGCATCTACAATGTCTTTATAATTGTCAATTACGTCTTGTGTAATAAGATTAATTTTACTGCCAGTAGGTGGTTCTAAATACCGTGTTGTATTACCAGCTGCATCATAAACTGGAAACTGTTCAGTAGCAACAAATCTTGCACTATCTTTATAAGTAAATCTAGCAAAGCCATGTGTTTTTGCTAATTCTTCTGCTGCGCCTTGTTGATGTTCATTGTGTTTAAATTTTATGAACGCCCATTCTGCTGTTCCGCCTGCACTAATAAACGCTTTAGCATTTTCTAATACTTTGTTAAAGTCAGTACCTACTCTGTATAGGCTATGAGTGTCAGCTAATCCGTCAATTGCAAAAATAACATTGTGGCCTACTGGCAATGCCTTTGCAAGTTTCTTCCACCAATCTGTACTTCGTGCGCCGCCATTAGTATGTATTCTAACATCTAAATTAGGATTAACATCTCTACTATAACTGCACATATCTATTAGATCGTTATTAATAATAGGATCACCAAAGTTTCCACAAAAGTAAAATCCTTTTAATTGTTGTAATACTTCAGTAGTTAATATTTTCTTAAAATCTGTTATTGTCCAGTCTTGATTTTTAATCAATGGGTTTTCTAAGCCGCCGTGTATATTTCGACTACACATTGGGCAACTAGCCTGGCATCTATTTGTTATTTCAAGATGAATATTTTCTAATTGATTAAATTTAAACATTCTTCTTTTCTTCTTTTATTCCTATAATCATATATCTATAGTATTTAGGCGTTTCTAACTCTCCTTTGTAAAGGACCTGGATGTTAGACATTTTTATAAAATCGTCTACACTAGAGGAACACCTAATATGCTCGTCTAGCTCAAAATAATTATTACTCTGCAATACAATTGTAGCATTATTTGGTTGATTGCTTAGCCACTTGTTGTATTGTTCTTGTGTAATATGCTCGCAACTTGTATTAATAACTACATCAGCATCACTAGTGTGTTCACACATATCCGCTGTTACAGCACTAAATTTGTTGTCATCTAAGTAACGTCTGTTTACAGTGTTTGCTATATCTTCGCACACAGGGTCTATATCAACGCTTGTAATGCGCTGTACAGCAATATTAGAGTTAAAGAGTATACTTGCCAGCACTCCGTTCCACCCACCGTGTATGACGATATTTAACGGTCTAACGGGTACAAATTCTAATAGGTTCTCAGCTAACCATACTTTGCTGTTTACTTGCCCTTTCCAAAAACTTTCAAGTGTACGATATGTATCATCACTATCTCGAATAGCATCCATCCAAAATAATACGTCTTGTATATCAACCTTCATCTTGCCACACTTTGTTTAACTTTTTTATTTCCTTAAAGACTGTTGAATTTATGCCGTGTACATCTAATGTAGAAATTAAGAAATCTAAGTCTTTTGGTAAACACTTTCCGCCAAATCCTTGTTTATTATCAAACCCTGGTACATCTAAATATGATTGTTTTGGCTGTACAGCAAGAAACATATCTTTAACAGCATCATAGTTTGCATCAACACTATTTGCTAGGTCGTAAAATGTGTTAGCAAAAGCAATACGCATTACAGCAAGATTATTTGAAAACATTTTTACAAGCTCTGCTTCTTTTGTAGAGCATGTTACTATATCATAAATGTCATTAAGCCATGTTGGAACTTCACTGTTGCACCCTACAATTAAAGGGCGATTAAGACAATCAGTTTCCCAATGTCTTTCTCGTAAAAATTCTGGCATATATATTACACAAGGTTTGTTTATTCTTTCACATGCACCAATTGGCAATGTACTACGGATTATAACTGTATCTGCTTTTAGTTGTTCTATCTCGCTAATTAATATGTTAACGTCAGTTTGTGTATTAGTAGGAATACATACAAATACTACATCAGCATCGTCTAATATACTTCTATTTGTATTCAAATTAAGGTCATGTATAATTGTGTCGTTAGGTAATCTTAATCCTAACATTGTAGCTTTGCCAACAAAGCCATGACCTAATATTCCAAACTTCATATTTTTCTCTTTGGTAGTTTACTATCTGCACTACTCATACAACTAGGAGTTATACACGGCTTTGGTTGTTTAAATATTTCAAAGCCGCCAGTTGTAGTACCTAGTATGTCATCGTGACAACTATGACTACGTCTTACTTCAGTATCTCGTATTATGATACCTTGATACCCTGCATTACATTCCCATCCTTGAAACTTATTAAATCCAAATGCATTAAAACGTTCTGCTTGATCTATTTCGTATTCGTTTCCTTTAGCATCGTATAGTGCTACTTGGGCAAGTTGTTCTCCGTAGACTTGCTGTGGGAATCCTTGTCGCAAGATTGTGATCTGGTCTTCAGTGTATCCATGTACCACGTGGGAGGCGGTTGGATCGGACTGGGGCTTGAGAGTGACGTTAATACCTCTGGCGGCAAATCGTTCCAGGCGTTCATAAAGTTCTTCGAACATTTGCGGCACCATAACTTGATTGATTGTAACATATACTCCTCCTTCCATAAGTTGTAAACATGTATCACCGAACTTTTGTTCATCTGCAAACTCTGCATGAAAACTTGCTGTAACACTTCGGCGTTGTAAACTTTTTGTGTTATGTATATACTTATCCCACCAAATAGGGCCTGGTGATAGATTTGTAGTCATGTGTATGCTTTGATACTCAGCTTCTGTGTCATTACAGTAATGCTCAACTAATGGCATAAACTGTTTATTTGCTGTGGGCTCTCCGCCGCTGAAACTAAAATGGAAGTTTGTAAAGTTATTTGCACGAGCTTGTGCTTTGATACTATCCATGGTCTTTAAGTACAATTCTGTCGGCT